GCGTTATATGCGGCATTGTGATAGTGACTATTCGGCTGAATAGTTATGTATGAGTTCGGTTCTTTAGCCATTAGTTGTCTTCCTCTTCTACGTCAGTTGCTTCGTACTCTTCGTTATCAACCTGAGCATCTTCGCCGCACTTCTCTTCGTCTACGCGACAATCAACCGCGTTTAACGCTTTACGTTCTGCTTCGCTTTCGCTATCGGCTTCAATGCCCGTAATAGTTACCGTATAAGTAACGGTTGCGGTGTAAGTAAATAGAATCTTGCTTGCGCCAATATCTTCGAGAATTGAATTGACGTCTTCTAGGTCAAGTTCTACTGTGTCGGTTTTCTTATCGAACTTATGTAGTGCGCTACGTACGTTCTCGCGCATAGTGCTTATTTCTCTATTAAGACGTTCGATAGTTTCGCGTTGTGAAGTTAAACGGTGTTCTACTTCGTGAATTGGTGCTTCTCTGTCTCCGTAACCGAAAAGGTTAATAGAGATATGTTCTAACTTTGATTCTGGAATTGCGTTTTCTTGTGTAGCAGTAGTCATTTATTTTGTCCCTTCTATTCTGACTTAGGCTCGTCAGTTACGGCGTTTACCGTAAGACCGCGCTTGCGCGCGGTTTCGCCTTATGCCTTACTTGTTCCACTCTTTCTTAATTGCGGTTAGTCCGTCTTCTAGTTGTGCTTGTAGTGCGGTTAGTAGTTCGCTTTCTAATGAAGTGCGGTAGTCCCAACCGATAATGTTTGAAACGAAATCCTTATCAAGTTCTTGATACATCTCTCGTTTTCCCCAAGTACCTTTGCTACGTGACCAAACGTTGTAACGAATTCGCCACGTAGTTTTGATTTGGGATTCCCCTGAACCGAAGTAAGGCATTGGGTTTATGACCGATACTTCGCAACCTAGTGATTTGATTAGAACGTTATCTTTGTTGCCGCTTGTACTTACTCCTATGTAATGCTCTTCGTCTAAGAACATTGAACCTGTCTTAGTTAGAAAAGAACCGCTATACATTGTGAACTTGATTTCTTTTTGTGTCTTGGTTGTAACCATTTTGTTTGTCCCTTTATTAGTCGCTATGCTCGTCAGGCAAGGTGCGCGAAACCTTGCGACTACGTGCGGTTGTGAGGCGCACATAGTTTCGCGAAAGTTAATTTTGTTAGTCCCTATGTAATTTTCAATGTACGTGTACGTTCCCTTACTAACGTGCGTGCTCTCAGCGTTTCCGCCTACTACGAGCGATACGAGCGTTCTGGTAGTACTAAGAGAATCTTACGCTGGTTGTAACGGTTTAGCCCACAGGGAAGCCAACATTTTTCACGCTCGTTTAGACCCCTAGAAGCCCCGTAGAGCCGTTTTCGGATTCCGCAGGGGTTTCGGATAGGGGACGGCGGCAGGACACGCGGACGCGCCAACTGCCTACTTGACGTCACACGTTGTAACGCAGTTACGATTTCTTTATGGCTACTAACTCTCCTGATTCGACTTACACACACGTTGCTATCCGTATGGGTGGATTAGTTGTAGAAATCGGTACTGAAACCGCGTACCCCGATATGGTGAGCGATATTACAAACCGCGTACTAAATACTTTTCAAGAATCGGTAAAGACCGCAAAAGAAAACGGTATAGATATTTCCAATATGCGACTTATCACAACTGAGTATGGTGACGATTATGACGAAGAGTAATGTGTAAAGATTGCGGTAATTGCTCTAAAGAACACACGGTCACAATAGATGACGCAGTAGACGCGGTTCTTGATAGCCCTATCTAGTCAAGCCAAACTTTATATTCAGCCGTTACACGACCACGCACAGGGTCAATAAAGTGAAGACGTTGTGACGGAATAGCACTTGCGGCAAGAAGGTCACGTGCGTATCGGTTATCAGATTCGGTACTGCCAGTTTGATAAACCGAACCTTGACCGTTAGCCATTGGCCAGCAAGCGTGCGTGTGGTAGTGACCGATATAAACATCACGAAATTCCCACGGGTACGCACCTGACCGCCAACGGTTAGCGTGTCCGACAATAGCGGCAGGTGAAGCAAAGCCATTACGTCCTACTTCGTCACCGTGGATTAAAAGCGCGCGATAGTTTCCGACTTCTACTTGCTGAACGTCATCAGGACAATCTTGCCAAGTTAATCTTTTTTCGTCCGCTAATAACTGACGCGCTAGTTCGTAACACATACGGTCAATATTGTCGTTTCTTGGAACGTCCGCGCGCTTGCTTCCAATACGTCCGTGATTACCCCATTCCGCTACTACTAATACTTTTTCATAAGTTGCTAAGGCTTCTCTAACTACTTCGGTAATTAAACGCGATACGGTTACGTATTGTTCAAATAAAGTAGAGTCAATTTCGTGTAGTTGCGCAGGGTAATTAAATAAGCCTTCAACCATATCGCCACCGAAAAGTATTACTACATCTTTTACAGGGTGGTCTGCTCTCTGAATCTCCGTAATACGTCTTGCCTTCTTAACAAAATTAAAGACGCGTTCGCGCATTACCTGTGAGTTATAAGTAGTAGTTTTTTTTGAACCTTGCCAATCGGTTAAGTGCCATAGGGCTACTTCAGGTTTAGTTTTTCTTTTATCTAATACAGGCGGTATTACTGGCGGAATCTTTCCCATAGATAAGGTTGCGTCATACGCGCTTTGTTTAGTTGCTACTACTAATTCATCAGTACGTTGCCTTGCGTCTTTTAATTGCTTCTGAGTTCTTATTAAGGCTCTACGTAATTCATCTAAATCTTCATTAGCCACTTCGTCTGGAATCTCTTCCAAACGTTTTTCTAGCGTCACTTATCCTTACCTATGTAATACGAAGCCGCACTATGCGCGTGTTCGGTATAACCGACTTTATCAAGCCAATTATCTTCGTGTTCAGGATTCTTAAACGCTCTTACCGTTTTAAAAGCGTCCATCATTAGTCCAACTTTGAAAGGTTCTATAGGCGCAGTACCTAGAAGCGCACCCCAAATTTTTCCTATTGTTAAAAAGTTTTGATAGAAGTCCCCGTGATTTAATTCGCGTTCTTCAAGTATCTTTTTTACTTCTTGTTCTCGCACCGACATACTCCCCGTCTATGCGTACTGATACTTATTTCAGCAATCCTATGTCCTTCTTTACGTAGGGCATTAGCAAGGGTGACGTCAGGAATTCTTTTTTCAATAGCCTTATGTAAAGCGTCTTTGTCCTCTTTACTTAACTTTTCTATGATTAAAGCAAATGGGCAAGGTTGGTCTTGCTTCTTATACCGAACCATTTCAATCGAATCTTCTAAAGTCATAGGAAAAGGGTACAGGGAAGACTTCTCAGAAGGCAACCGACACGAGCAAAAGAAATAGCCCCGTAGCGTCTTCCCCAATCCGCTACAGGGCTAAACCTTTTATTGTTTATTTAGTTTTTTTAGGCTTACTTGCCTTTTTTAATTCTACTTCAATCTTGTCGGCAATCAAACCGAAAGCAGGGTCATTAGGATTGACCGCACGGATTGCTGGACCAACTACCGATACAAGACCAGCAATTACGATTGCCTTGATATCAGTTTCTCCATTTACTACGGCGAACGTTACAACTGCTACGAAGGTACGCGCATACGAAGCAACTACCGCTTTAAGTTTCTTGCTATCCATATTTATCCTTTCTTTGGTCGCGCTACTGCCATAATGGTTTTGTAGTCGCGCTTCTTTAGGTAAAAACCGTCACCGTTACTTTGTGAACCTTTTTTACCGCTTGAAGTATTTCCTTCCCACACTTGGAGATACTTTAATGCGGTGTTATGCCATTTAACAATTCCAACGTGGTCAGGCATAGCGTCTTCGTCAAACTGGAAAAATACAAGGTCATTAGGTTGCGCTTGTCCTAAGGGTACTAACTGATTATTTTTAGTTAGGTATTTAAGCCACTCATCACAAGACGCAAAACCTTTTGGCTTAGTCTTTGGCGCAACTTCAAGGATTCGTCCTGCTTCGTGAAAAATTTTAGACGCACTCATAGCGCACCACGGCTGGTTATTTAATCCGTACCACTTACCAAAAACAGTATCGTTATTACCTACTTCTAAATAACCTTCATAGCCTTTCGCAATTTCTTGTACTGAACTCATTTGCTTTCCTTTTCTATCACGGGTTCTTCAAGCGGTTTCGGTTTAGATTTCAAACCGTTAGCACTAAGAATCCCTGCGAGCGTTCCAGTTAAGAATACACATAGAGTAGAAACTAGGTCAATAAATGCGGCGTCATTTGGTGCTTGCGCCATAGGTTGTGTAATAAAAAGTAACGCATAAAGAAGACTAAAAACGCTTCCAGCAAAGACTATTGCGAGTATTACGCCGATAGTAACGATTAAACGCGCGTGTAATTCTTCAGGTGTAAATCTTCTTCTAGTCATTATTTGTTTCCACTTCAGGAAGTAAGTCTTTTGTACATTGACCGATTGCTTCGCATTGTGGCGGATTACATTCGGGCTTTTGCCAGTTTTCATATTCTTGGCACGGGTAACGAACCCAACCCTGATAGCCACAACCGCTTAGTAATAGCGTTAATAGTATGCCCCCAATTAAACACTTACGCATTTATCCGTGTCTTAATAACGGCTTGGTTAATCTTTAATTCATTTATATCCGCGCAAGCCCTATTCATTTGGTCTTTCAAAGATAGTCCGCCGTTCTCGTATAGTTGGTATTCAATACGAATTAACCGCTTATCTTGTTCTGTTAAACGGTTATCTAACTTACGCCAAATTTTAAAACCGCCAACAGGTGCGCCTATAAAGATACCAAATATTGTAGCAAGGCTAGCAAAGTCATCTAAAGTCATAATGTAATGGTAGCAAACTAATTATGGATAAGTAGTATCTGTTATTTTGCGCCAGTTTGTGCCGTTCCAAAATACTAATTTATTAGTATTAGTATCAAAGAAAATATCGCCTGTGCGTGGATTTGTTGGCGGATTAGTAGAAATATTAACGTTAGGCGCGGTAAATCTTTGCGCAGTTTCTAACTTATTTAAACGGTTATAAATCTCCTGAAACATTACACGTAAGTCAGGTGGTTGATTTATGTAAGCCATAGCCGTTCCTAGTTAGTAGTAGTTGTTAAAGTTAGCGTTACGCGTTCTGGTCCGTCTTCCCCAGGTTCTACGTTAATTCCAACTATGCGGTAAACAGTATCAAAGCCTTCAGGAAAACGTTCATCTTGAATAATTAAACGCGCGTCATCTCCAATATCGTAAGTTCCAAAAACGGGTTGTACGAACGCAGGAACAATAACTTTAACGATTGGTGGTGGTTCAGCAAGCGCAAGAACTTGCGCCGTAGCCAATTCGTCAAGCACGGTTTGGTCGGTTATATCTGAGTACGAAATTGTAAAATCAAGTAAAGGAAATCCGTCAAGAAGCGAAGTAGCGTCTGCCGCGTCTGCTCGTAATTTACCTTCATTAGAACCTGCGCCTGTAACGTAAAGATTATTAGTAACAATAGAACCGTCTTCAGGGTAATCATACTCAACAATATTTCCAGCAGGGAAAATAAATACTGGCGTTTGTAAATCGCCTACGCCTGAATCAACGTTACCTGTACGTGGGTAACCAAGTACTAACGTCTTAGTAGGTTCGTTTGTAACGTTATCGTATTCAACTTTAATATTAAAATCAAACCCGTCATCTTGGTTAGATAAATCTTTGACCGCTTGCCATACGTTCTTATATTCGTAATCATAATAAATACGGTCTACAAGTACGCCTGAAACTACCGTAGGAACGATTACGCCAATATCACCCGAAGGCAAAGCCTGTGCGTCATCTATAAGAGTTTTAACTATTGTTAATTGGTCGGTATTAGTAAACGCTTCTGTTGTAGTTATAAGACGTTTTTCAAAATAAGATTCAAATTCGCGCGCGGTAATAGAAAGAATTTGACTTGCTGAGTTATAAGAACGTTGCCATATAACGCCACCCCATACAAGGATTCCGTCCCTATCAACGTAAATAGCGTTACGTGTAGGTTGCGTAGAAGCGTCTACGTTATATCCGTATGTATTTACTCCTGAAAGAAGTAGGTGCGCTTGAAACGTTCCTGCTTGGTTTAATTGCTGATTAAAAGAAACTCCCGTGATAGGAAGTTCAGCAACTATCTCATTAGTTAAAAGGTCAGCAAATAAATAACGGTATGTAGTAGTCATTACTCACCAACCTTTAACCGTTATTAAAGAACGATTGTTGCCGCTTCTTCTTGGGTTAGACCGAGTGCTTCTAATTTAGCAAGTGCGCTTGCTTTTGCTTCGGCTTTGGCTTTTGCTTCGGCTTCCTGTTGCGCTTTCATTTCAGCAAAAACAAGTGCGTCTGCCTCACGCTGAGCAATTTCTTCGGCGGTTAGTTCTACCTCAGTAGTTACTCCTGTGGAGCAATCCACGATTAGTTTATGTGACATTGTTTTTCCTTTCTTAGTTTTTCTTGATTCCGTATAAATAGGCGGTTGAGTATTGTCTAAAATTACTTACTGTTTCAATAGTTATAGAGGTAATTGCAGCAGAATTACTCCATAACCCTGTAACCAAATTTATAAATCCCCCAGCACCGCTAAATTCTTGAACATTAT